GGATTTATGGTTATACCTTGATGGCTTGGTTGGCCGCTTCAGTTCTGATGATATAGCTACTGACAGCACTGTTGATGAAAGGACACAAACTATTGAACACCTGTATAAGAATGGTGATGGGTCATTTAGTGCTGAAAAATATCATGAGCAGATGGCTGCAGTTTGGGATACGCTTGCAGATAAATATGTGCAAGGGCTTGAGTCGACCCTCAATCAGTATGGACGATTGGGCCTGCCTACCACTCCTGAGGCTATCTTCGCTGGATTTATTCGGATGGGTGCTAGCGGCTCGGCTAGCTCTGGCAAGGAACAGCTCAAACACTTGGACTTTGCTAAGCCTCCCAACAAACGTATGTGGCTGAATGAGACGTCACCTGCTGCTCTGGCAGACATTTCATCCTTCCCGGGGACTACAGAGACAACCTGTGTCATAAAGACTGAGTTAGGTAAACTCCGGCAGCTATTGCCAGGGCCTATATGGCACTGGCTTGCTGAGACACTTATACTAGATGTTGGAGAAAAGCAGATTAGCAGAGATACCGAAGAGATTTACTTGGAGAAAGACGCTCGTGCAAGGCTAGCAAAGTTAGTGCATAGGCAAGAGGATGTAGTTGATGCTGTGAATGGTCGAGCTTCGATTTGTGCAGTTGATTACCGTGACTTCAACATCACTCATAGTAAAATAGACATGCAGGCTTTCTATCAGGCCATCAAGAATAAGATAACCCCTTATATTTCTACAGAAGATAGATCATGGGCTGGTAAGAGTTATGTTGAAGCTTTGATCAGCGCGTGTGAATATGTCATTGGTCAGCTTGATAATCTGTTTGCACGTCTCGCAGGAGGTGATGGTACCTTCCATCACCTTAATCGTGGCCTATGGTCTGGCTGGAGGAGCACAATGGCAATCAACATTTTCAGTAATTATGCTTACGCTACTCTAATTAACAATCAGGCCCTTGAGGGATTGGGTGAACAGTTATTTAGACGATTTGAATCTATGGGTGACGATGTCCACAGTACAACATCCTCCTTAACCAATTCACTATTCTTAGTTAAGCTCCTTTTGCTTAATGGACATGAGCTGCAAAGCTCCAAACAAATGATTG